CTTTTTTTTCGCGAAAACTCCCTAAATGAAATTTTTAGGAGGTGTTGGGGATGGCGCGACCAAGACAGCCGACGGATCTATTGGTGTTAAAAGGGAAAAAGCATCTAACGAAAGCGGAAATTGAAGATCGAAAATCTAAAGAAGTAAAGGCGCCTGCTGATAATATCCGGGCGCCTAATTATTTGCCCGATGAATTAAAAAAAGAATTTGATCGGATTTCTAAAGAACTTATCGACATTGGAATTATGAGCAATTTGGATTGTGAGGCTTTGGCTAGGTTTATTGTGGCTGAAAGCCAGTATCAGAAAGTTAGTTTGCGCATCTTGGAAATGAAGGACGTAAATGATGAATACATGGAGTTTATAAAAATCCAGGAAAAACTTTTCAAACAGGCTAGACAGGCCGCGAGTGACTTGGGGTTAACCATATCCAGCCGTTGCAAATTGGTGGTTCCTAAACCACAGGAAGAAGCGCCAAAAAATAAATTCGCGAAATTTATGTGATTCCTTATGAACCGTGTAACACAATATGCGCTGGATGTGGTGGAAGGAAGAATAACGGCGGGAAAATATGTGAAGCTGGCTTGTCAGCGGCACTTAAATGACTTAGAAAAAAGCAAACTGGCGCCATATAGATTCCGATTCGATGAAGAAAAAGCCAATAGAATTATTGAATTTGCAGAAACGTTATATATTGCGGAGGGTGAAGAAAAAGAGCCGTTAAAATTAGCTGATTTCCAAGCATTTATTTTCGGTTCCCTTTTTGGATGGGTAGATAAGGAAACAGGATATCGCCGATTTCGCACAAGTTATGTGCAAGTGGGGCGCCAAAATGGTAAATCACTGATGAACGGTGTTTTGGGTCTATATTGTTCAAGTTTTGATGGATATAAATATGGTCAAATTTATTGCACAGCAACAAAATCAGAACAAGCGAGAATCGTTTTAAATGAAATTGTCAAATTCATTGAGTCGGATCCTGACTTGCAGGAACTGTTCAAAGTTAAGATGTATGAAAGCACGATTGAAGCGTTAGTGACAAATTCAACGATCAAGGCACTTGGCCGTGATACTAAAAGCATTGATGGGTTCCGTCCTTATTTAGGCATAGTCGATGAATACCATGCCCACAAGGATAATCAAATGTATAAATTACTTGAAGGTGGGACGGGTAAACTCAAGCAGTCGCTCATTAGTGTGATAACAACCGCAGGATTCGATCTGAATTCGCCGTGCTATGAACTATATGAATATTGCCGCAAGCTGTTAGAAGGCGCCTACGAAAACGAAACTCAATTCGCTTATATCGCTCAATTAGATAAAGACGACGATATTTGGGATCCAAACAACTGGATAAAAGCCAATCCTTTGATCTGCACCGAACCCGATGGTGTTGAACGCATGAAAGATATTGCGAACAAAGCTAAAGAAATGGGCGGCGAAGAACTTAGAGATTTCATGACCAAACGTCTAAACATTTGGGTGCAAATGAGCGACGACGATTATATAAACGTCGAGAACTGGAAGAAATGTGCGAGTGATATGTCGCTTGAAGATATGAAAGGAAAAGAGTGTGTGGTGGGTTTAGACCTTTCAAGCGGTGGAGACTTAACTTCATTGGCACTTGAATTCCCCTTGAATATGGATGGAAAGCGGAAATATTTCATTCATTCACATTCATTCATCCCTAAATTACGCTTGCAAGAACATATCCAAACAGATAAAGCGCCTTATGATATTTGGTTAAGGCAAGGACTTTTGACAGCCACGGAAACGCTTGGCGGCGTAAAAACAGATTATAAATACATTGTCAGCTATCTAAAGAAAATAAAAGATCAGTACGATTTAAAATTCAAGGCGATTGCCTACGATCCACACAATGCTGACGCTTTCCTGCAAGACTTGGAAGAATTCGGTTGTGATTGTATTGAAATTGTTCAGAGTGCCAAAAACCTTAATCAACCGACCGAAGATTTCAAGCTGGAAGTCGATGCTGGAAATGTTATTTACAACAAAAACAACGGCTTGCTTACATGGAGTGCGGTCAATGCGAAATTAACATGGAACAGTTTTGGAGAATGCAAGATTGATAAAAATTACAGAATTAAACGTATCGATCCGATCGATGCTGTTATTGATGCGCACAAAGTTGTATTAATGGATAAATCAAACATCGATGTGAGCGAATTCGCTGATGAAGAATTTCTCGATAAACTTTGGGGTTAGGAGGTGACACTATGAATGGGCATTTTTTCAAGGTGGTTTAGGCGTAACCGAATAAAAAACCAGTTGCTAGAAACAGATGAATGGACTACATTGGCCAGTTGGCTAGGAATTGATTTAGACAACTTGAATTTAAAGGGAGAAAACGCACTAAAAGAAATTACAGTTTATACATGTATCAAAATATTATCTGAAACTTTATCGAAATTGCCTTTAAAAGTGTATCAAGACAATAACGGGATCCGTAAAGCGGCGGATCATTATTTATATCCAATGTTGAAATTACGACCTAACCCCTATATGAGTGCGTCGGATTTTTGGAAAACCGTCGAAGCGCAAAGAAATTTATACGGAAATGCTTACGTTTGGATTGAGTTTATAACCGTTGGAAGGAATGCGGGACGAATTAAAGGACTATATCCATTGGATAGCAAAAGGATGCAGGTTTATGTAGACGATGTCGGTCTATTAGGTTCCCAAAATAGCGTTTGGTACATTTACACGGATCAAGCAGGCAATCAGTATAAGCTACAATATACTGATTTATTGCATTTTAAAGGGCTGACTACCAATGGGTTAGTTGGTTTAGGGCCTATTCAGGCATTAAGCAATTCCATTGAAAACGCCGGATATGCTAATCAATTTTTGCATGAAAGCTATAAAAATGGGATGCAAACAAAAGGGATTATTCAATATGTGGGGGATTTAGACGAAAAGGCAAAACAAAAATTCCGTGAAAAGTTCGAAGAAATGTCAAATGGATTAAAAAACGCGAACAGGATTAGCCTTCTCCCTATTGGATATAAATTCCAACCAATTGCACTTTCATTTACTGATGCACAATTCTTAGAAAACACAAAACTGACGATTCAACAAATTGCCGCGGCGTTCGGCGTTAAATTGCATCAAATTAATGACTTGGTTAAATCGTCTTACGCCTCGACATCGGAAGCAAATCGAGAGTTTTACATGGATACGCTCATGGCTATTTTAAATATGTATGAGCAAGAACTAACTTATAAGTTATTCCTAGATAGCGAGATTATGAAAGGATACTATGCCAAATTTAAGGTTGATGTTATTTTGCGAGCGGATCCGAAAACAAGGGCCGAAATTCGCCAAATAGACATCCAATCTGGACACAAAACAATCAATGAAACAAGAGCAGAAGAAGAACTGCCGCCATTGCCGGGAGGCGACACTTTAATTGTGAATGGAAATATGATCCCGGTTGAAATGGCAGGCGCTCAATATACTAAAGGGGGTGAAACGGATGGGTAAAAAGTTTTGGAATTTCATCAAAAATGAAAGTTCAGATTCCGCTGATTTACAGCTTTATGGCGAAATAGCGGATTCCAGTTGGTGGGGGGATGAAGTAACACCCAAGAATTTTAAAGGTGAATTAGACGCTTTAGGAAATATAAGCGTATTAAATGTTTATATCAATAGTCCGGGCGGTGATGTTTTCGCAGGGCAAGCCATTCATTCCATGTTAAAGCGTCATAAAGCACAGGTGAATGTATATGTTGATGGATTAGCGGCGAGTATCGCATCTGTTATAGCAATGGCAGGCGACAAAGTTATTATGCCATCCAATGCTATGATGATGATACATGATCCGTGGACAATCGCCGCCGGAAATGCACAAGATTTCCGCAAAATGGCGGATGACCTGGACAAAATCAAAGAAAGTCTTGTTGCTGCCTATCTTGGAAAAGCAACTAACTTGGATGAAGCTACAATCAGTGAAATGATGGGGGAAGAAAAATGGTTGACTGCTCAAGAAGCGGTCGAATATGGCTTTGCAGATGAAGTAGAAGAAGCCAAAGACTATGTGGCAAGTTTGAAAGGAAGGTATCTATCTTTCTATAAAAACATTCCGCCTGATTTAACTGCTATCGCAAAAGTGAATCTCAAACAAGAGCCGAAATCAGAACCAAAGCAAGATCAAACAATTGAACTATTAAAAGCAAAATTATCCTTAGAGTTGGCGCTCTAAGGTTTTTATTTTGAAAGGAGAAATGAAAATATGTCTAAAGAGTTGCGAGAACTATTGAATAAATTAAATGGTTTGCAAGAAGAAGCAAAAGCACTTATGGAAAAAGAAGGCGTTACAGCCGAAGAAATTCAAGCGAAAACCGAAGAAATCAAAGCGTTGAAAGCTAAAATCGAAGCGCAAAAAGCAATTGATGAATCAATTAATAAACCGTCTACAGTTGTTTCTAGCGGTGTGCAAGTTTTTGAAAATGAAGAAGAAGTAAACCGAAAATATAAATCGGCATTTTTAAAAGCATTACGCGGTAAACGCTTGGATGGTGAAGAAGCTAGCGTTTTAGAACGATTCCGTGCCGCCGCCATGTCGAGCCAATCCGGTGAAGATGGTGGCTTGCTTATCCCGCAAGATATTCAAACAATGATTAACGAATTAAAACGGTCATATGATTCACTTGAGAATTATGTGAGGGTTGAACCTGTTACAACAAATAGCGGTACGCGCGTATTAGAAAAGAACGCCGACATGGTTCCGTTTACCCAATTAAATGAAATGGGCACAATTCCGGAAATAGAAAACCCAAAATTCACGCCTGTTTCCTATTCGATCAAAGATTACGGCGGTATTTTACCAATTCCAAACTCATTGCTAGCTGATACGGATCAAAACCTAATGTTATATATTGCCCGTTGGTTTGCTAAAAAATCAGTTATTACGAGAAATAGCCTAATTATATCTGTTTTGAACGGGCTAACAAAGCAAGATTTTGCAGATGCTGACAGCATAAAGAAAGCATTTAATGTAACGCTTGATCCAATGATTTCTCAAGGCGCAATGGTGCTGACAAACCAATCCGGATTCAATTACTTGGATACATTTAAAGACGCCAATGGTCAATATCTATTGCAACCAAATCCGACAAATCCAACACAAAAGATGCTGTTTGGAAAACCAGTTGCTATTGTCGCTGATAGATTCTTGCCTAATGAAACAGTTGATACAACGGAAAAAGCACCAATCATTGTAGGGGATCTTGAAGAAGCTGTTGTTCTTTTCGACAGACAGCAACAGTCGCTTTTATCGACCAACATTGGCGCAGGAGCATTTGAAACGAATTCTACAAAAGTACGCGGGATTGAACGTCTTGATGTTAAGAAATGGGATTTTGAAGCCGCCATTTATGGACAAATCACATTGGCATGACGGAGTGAATCCATATGATAACGGTTGAAGAAGCCAAAAAATATTTGCGCATTGAGCCGGAATATACGGAAGAAGATGAGGATATTTCCGGCCTCATTGCTGCTGCCTATAAATATCTAAGAAATGCTGGATGTATATTACAGGATGGGGACGAATTGGCTGAATTGGCACAAAAAATGTTAGTCGTTCATTGGTATGAAAACCGCGAGGCCGTTGGCGATGCTAATGCTAGTGAATTGCCATTCGGCCTTAGAAATTTAATTGAGCAACTTAAATATTGTTATGAGGATGAAACAAGCGTATGAATCCTGGTAGGCTTAGGAATCTAATTGAAATACAGGAAAAGCAAGTAGTAAAAGATCCAGTTACAAAAATTGCAACTGAAAATTATGTCACAGTCCGCAAATGTTGGGCTGAAATTCAGCAACCATACGGCCGTAAATTCTTTGAAGCGGCCGTTTCTCATTTAGAATATGCGGTCTTCTTCAAAATCCGGTATAGAAAAGACGTAAAAAGCGGCATGTATGTAAATTTTGATGGTAAAAGATATGAAATTGAAGAAATAAAGCCGGATTTACAAGGGAAACGGGATATTATCCTTCAATGTAGGGAGGTACAATAATGGGCGCTTCTTTTGAAATTGAAGGTTATGAACAGATTCAAAACAGGCTAAAAGAGCTTGGAAATAAAGCGAAAAGAGTTGAAAATAAGGCAATTTTAGAAGGTGCGAACATTGTAGCGGATAGAATGCGGAAAGAAGTGCCCGTTTCTAACATCGATCATCTTCATATAAGGGATGATATTCAAGTTTCGAAAGTGAAAAGAAAGGGCGGAATCCCATCTGCGGAGGTAGGACCTGGTGAATCCACTGCATGGAGGGCAAAATTCCTTGAGTTTGGCACAGTGAAAATGTCTCCTAACCCATTTATCTCTCGGTCCGCAAAACTAACCAGGGAACAAGTGAAAACTGCAATTTCATCTGAATTGAAGAAGGGGCTGGGATTATGATTGACTTTGAAGTCCTGGTCATTTCGGCGCTAGAGAATGATCCCAATCTAGCGACATTGGTGAGAGATAAGATTTTTCGGTGGTTTGTCCCCAATGAATATGCGGACCAATATCCATATATCCGCGTATCAGAGATTGATAATACCGATGATGACTATAGGGATAATAAGGCATCAGCCAGTGATATAGATGTTCAAATTGATTTCTGGACAAAAGGGGATCCGGCCCCGTTACAAAACGCTATAGATAAGGTGATGAAGTCACTTCAATGTAAAAGAATTGGGGTGACTCCTTTTTATGAAGAGGATACAGGTGCTTTTCGTAAAGCTATGCGCTATTCAACAAAAGTAAATTTAGAGGAGGAATAAAATATGGCTAGTTCTATCGTGGGATTGGAAAATTTAGTATATGCAACATTGACGACGGATGATTCTACAGGGGCAACATACGGAACGGTAAAACCGTTTGCGCCTGCAATTACAGCTAAAGTTGATACGTCACAAGAAACAGCTACACAATACGCCGATAATGGTCCGGTTGACGTTATTACACAGACGGGAGAAACGAAACTAACTTTAACAGTCACCGAAATTCCACAAGAAGTTTTGGCTGATATTCTTGGATTGGAGTTGAAGAAGGGGGTAATCGCCTATAGACAGGATGCTGTCCCACCATATGTGGCTTTGGGGTTCACGGGTGTGAAATCAAACGGAAAACGTCGCATGGTGTGGCTGACAAAAGGGCGGTTTGCTATTCCTAGCGATGAATGGAACACAAAAGAGGACAAACCGGAGTTTCAAAATGCTGAAATCGAAGGAACATTCATCCGCCGTGACTTCGACAAAGTATTTAAAATTGTCGGAGACGAAGACGTTGCAGATTTTGCACAATTTGCGCCTACTTTCTTCGATAGCGTATTTGACTTATCTCAACTTGATGCTGCTCCTGCAGGGGCTTAATAATTAAAGGGGGAAATATATAATGGAAATAACATTGAGAATTAACGGCGAAGATAAAAAATTTGTTCAAGAGTTTGTACCGTTGAAAATTTATCGTAAAGCGTTAGAGTCGGAAAAATATGCACGACAAGCAGAATATGATGACGAAAAACTATTTGATATGCGCTTAAACCTGATTATTGAAGCATTTGGAAAGCAATTCACAAAAGATGAACTTGAAAATGGATTGAATGTAGAAGGACATAAAGAAGTTTTCTATAACATCATTGGCGTTGGCATTTTGGGTTATCCGTCCTTAGAAGATCAAGAAGATTTGGGGAAGTTAGTTCAGGAGATTCAGGAAAAAAGCGAAAACGAGTCACAATCGACCAAAGAATCGAAGAAATAAAAGAACTATACCTTACTATGATGAATAAACGTGGGTGGACCATCCAGCAGATAGATGAGATGGACGCCCATTTTTTATTTGATATTTTGGAATATCAAGAAGAAATGTCAAATCCGGCAAAAAGGCGAAAAAAAGCATGGGAAAATGCGAAAGTTGTACCGATAGATCAAGTATTTTAGGAGGTGGAAGCAATGGCGAAACAAGAGGAGTTAGGTAGTTTAATAGTTCGTGTTGGATTGGATGGAGCAGGGTTTGACGCTGGAATAAAAAACATCAATGCCCGTATGGCACTGGCACGAAGTGAACTGAAAGCTTCCGCCTCCCAGTTTGAAAACTTCGGAAGAACTATCGATACACTCCGAATTAAACAAGAAAATTTGGCAAAGCAATATCAATTGCAAAGCAAACGTGTGCAACAACTGAAAAATCAATATGATCAACTGGTTAAAGCCCACGGGGCGGAATCAGATGCGGCACTACGCGCTGGCGCTAGGCTGAATTATGCTATTGCGACATATAACCGTATGGGAAAACAGCTTGATTCACTAACAAAAGAAGTGCAATATCAAAGTTCAGTGTGGCATCGGGCTGAGCAATCTATTTCCTCTTTCGCTAATAGGGCACAAGGCGCAGGGGGGACGCTTCAAAATATTGGCCAGCGATTAACAAGCGGTGTATCTGCCCCGCTTGCTACACTTGGCGGGATCGCTTTGAAATCTGCTATTGATTTCCAACGATCACAAGGGCAAATGCAAGCGTCGCTTGGCGTGACAGAAGCGGAAGCCAAAAGAATGAACCAGTCCGCTATGAACATTTGGAAGCAAGGCTTTGGGGAAAGCATGAAAGATGCTTCACAAGGCATCATAGAAGTTCGAAAAAATTTGCAAAACATTTCCGGAAAGCAATTGGAAGATGTTACGAGAAAAGCGTTTGTGCTGAAAGAAACATTCGGCTATGAAATCCCTGAATCAACTAGAGCGGCAAAAGCATTGATCGATAATTTTGGTGTTGATGCTGGAAAAGCATTTGATTATATCACGGTGGCGGCACAAAAAGGCGGAGACTATAGCCAGGAACTTCTTGATACCATTAGTGAATATAGCGTCCAATTTAAAAGCGCCGGATTAAGCATAGATCAGATGTTTAATATATTGATTCAAGGCGCGCAAAATGGCGGTTGGTCAATGGATAAAGTTGCCGATGCTGTGAAAGAGTTTCATATTCGCGCTCAAGATGGGTCAAAAACAACCGCTGAAGGCTTCGCTATGATCGGTCTTGATGCTAACAAAATGGGTGAAGCTATCGCGAAAGGCGGAGAAGAAGGACAAAGGGCCTTCATGGCGACGGTCGCCGCACTTGCCGCAATGAAAGACCCATTAAAGCAAAATCAGGCCGGAGTCGCTTTATTCGGTACACAATGGGAAGACGTAAGGGAAAAAGTTATTACGGCGATGGATCCAACTAAAAACGTATTAGGCGAAGTAGCAGGAGCAACTGATAGAGCTGGAAGAGCGTTGCAAGACAATTTAGGAGCGCGCGCAACAAGAGACCTTAGAGCGTTGGGAGCCGCGCTTATCCCACTTGGAAATGTGCTTTTAAACACTATAGAACCTGCTTTTGAAGGAGCATCCGAGCATATAAAAGAATTCGCGGAGTGGATGGAAAATCTATCCCCTGGCGCTCGAAAATTGGTGGTGGCGATCGGTCTAGCCGCGGCGGCTTTCGGCCCATTGGCGATCGGTCTAGGCGCCGTGATAAGAGGGGTCGGCACTGTTAGCGGTGCATTAAGCAAAGGGATTGGATGGTTCGGCCGTTATCGAGTGGAAGCGGCTTTAACTAATAAATCTATTGCCACATTAGGCACAACCGCAACGATAACAGAAGCCAAAATGGCCACAGCGAACGCGACTATGGGCAAAACATCGAAAGGCATGAGCGCTTTAAGGGGTAGCGCAGTTATAGCAGGCGGAGCATTGACCATGTTTGGCGGCAAGTGGGGCATGTTAGCCGGAATTGCTACGACCTTTCTGCCAGAAATTGTGAGTGCGGGAAAACATGTTTTGACGTTTGGAAAAAATGCTACGGTATCCGCGGGAGGAATCGGAGGATTAGCCGGAAAAGTATTGGGAACCGTAAAAAATTTCGCTAGTTTTTCTCGGATTTTAGGCGTTGCGCGATTAGGTTTGGGAGCGTTAGGTGGCCCGGTTGGACTTACTATAACGGGTGTAACGCTTTTGGCTCAAGGTGGTTATAAACTGTATAAGACCTTAAAAGAACAAAGTATTCCTGCTTTGACTAGTTTCGGTAAAAATGTTTCCGATTCTACGACAAAAGCCATTTTGGGATACAAAAAATTAAACGATCAAGCAACCGCGCAATTAAATCAGTTGTATTGGTCGGGAACCACCATTTCAAAACAAACCGCTAATCAATTAACAAATACTTTTTCGCAAATGGGCAACCAAATATCACAAAGCCTAAAAACTAATTTTAATAAAGACTATCAAACGATTAGTACATTCTTGCAAAATAGCAAAAATCTAAGCAAAAAAGAGCAACAACAAATATTAGGCGACATGCAAAACAAATACACACAACAGCAAAACACCGTCGCTAAATATGAAAATCAAATCAAAAATATTATGGCAACAGCCAGTAGACAAAAGCGGGCGTTGAAGGCATCCGAAAGGGATCAAATTAATCAGATTCAACAAAAAATGATGCAAGTTGCTGTTCAAACCATGTCCAAAAATGAGGTTGAACAAAAAGCAATCCTTGCACGATTAAAAGCTGAATCCGGACGTATAACCGCCCAACAGGCTGCCCAGACTGTTCAAAATAGCTTGAAAGCCAGGGACGGTGCTATTAAGGCGGCAAATGACAAGTACAAAAGAACAGTAGCCGCAATTATCCGCGAACGTGACGAAACACACTCTATAAGTAAATCACAAGCGGATAAATTAATTCGTGAAGCTGAAAGGCAAAGGGATCAGACCGTCAAAAAAGCTAATGATATGCACAACAAAGTAGTAAGCGAGGCAAAAAAACAAGCGCAAGGGCAAGTGAAAGAAATTGATTGGAGTACAGGCACAGTTCTTACCAGATGGGATAAAATGATCCGTGGTGTAGCCAAAGGCGTTAATAAAATGATCGATGGACTCAACTGGGTTTTATCTCATATCGGATTGAAAAAACACAAAATAGATTATTGGAAGCCAAAAGGGCTTGATATAAAAGGGTACGCCAAAGGAACACCATCAAATGGACATCCCGGAGGCCCGGCAATCGTCGGTGAAAAAGGGCGAGAACTTGCACATATTCCGGGCGTTGGAATCACGATGGTAGGAACACAAGGGCCTGAACTGATCCCAAATTTGCCAAAGGGTTCATCTATTTTGCCAAATAAACATACTGAAAGACTTTTGAAGTCTTATGGGTTCCCTGGCTATGAGGATGGAGTGGGAGACTTTTTCAAATGGGCATTGAAAGGCCCAAAAGAACTTATGGAAAATGTATGGAAAAAATTCAATCCATCTATTCCCGATTTAGGCGGAACGTTTAGCCTTATGGGAAAAGGTATTTTGTCTTTTCTTAAAGATAAATCATTCTCATTCATAAAAGATCAGTTGAAAGACTTCTTTAGCTTCGGGGATATCGGCGCTGGAAAGGGCAATGTAAAACAATGGATAGCGACAGCTATGGCTATAACTGGGGTTCCGGCCAAATATTTAAATGCCTTGTATGCACTGGCCATGCACGAAAGTAGTGGTAACCCAAGGGCAATCAACCTTTGGGATTCCAACTACAAAGCCGGGCACCCGTCCAAAGGGCTTATGCAAACGATTGATTCCACCTTCAATCGTTATAAATTGCCCGGAATGGATGATATTTGGAATCCTGTTCATAATGCCGTGGCGGCGATTAGGTACATGTTAGATCGTTATGGATCTATCATGAATGTTCCTGGTATTCGCAACTTAGCGCGAGGAAAAGGCTACGTTGGATATGCAAAGGGGACACCTTCGAGTGGGCACCCCGGAGGTCCTGCGATCGTCGGTGAAGAAGGGGAGGAACTTGGGTATATTCCTGGAAAAGGGTTCGTCTTGCTTGGTTTGAAAGGGCCAATGTTGCTGAACCTTCCAAAAGGAACGTCCATTCTTCCGCACAAATTCACAGAGCCGTTGCTAAGAAGTTATGGATTTCCTGCATATGCTGATGGAGTCGGAGATTTTCCGGTCATTCCTGCTGTAGACGCGCTGTCAAGAAAAACGGAATCACAAACAGTGGACAAACTCACTACTGTTCTGGATAAGCTAACTCGAATTTTAAGCGGATCCGGTGAAAAAACGGATTCGACATATGTTATTGAAGTGCGCTCAATAATCGATGGCAGAGAAGTAGCGAAAGCAACCGCAAAATATACGGATGAAGAATTACGAAGAAACAAACTGAACAGAAATAGAGCGTTAGGGAAGGTGAGCCTAAATGGATGATATGGATGTGATTTATAAAGGCATACGGCTATCAAACTATTGCCGTGTTTTGAAAATCCATCGTGATGTACTGCCTTCCCGTGATAACGTAACAATTGATATACCGGGTCGAGAAGGAACATATTTCTATCGTAAAAAAGTCAATCCACGCACGTTTAGCGTGGATATTTTAATTTCTGAACCACTAGAAGAAAATAGACAAGCATTGGCGAATGTCTTGGAATCTGATTCCCTTGTCCCCATTGAATTTTCCGATCATCCTGGCATTGTTTATGATGGGATTTTCACGGGGCAATCGGAAATATCAAAAATTAACAATCAATATGGCACTACGACGCTGGAATTTTTCATCCCTTACCCATATGGAAAAGGCGAAAGTTATATAGCACATATTCCAGCAGGTACTAATGTACAAGATATTTCTGTTTATAGCGGAGTGGAAACATTTCCTGTTATAACCGCTACATTCTTAGAAGATACGCCAGCATTTGCAATCGCATGTGGCGAAAAATACTTACAACTCGGTCATTTCCAAACTGTTAGCACAACGCCAGTACCAAAAGAACAATTAATCTTCTTCGATTCATGTGAATCTTTAACTGGTTGGACAGCGTTGAATGGAACATTTGAAGAAATTTCTTTAACTGGTCAAATCAATTCAAACGGATATTCATTCAGCTTACTAAATAGCGGTGAAGGTTCTGCATGGCATGGGGCGGCATTAGCGAAAGGATTGTCTGAACCTGTACAAGATTTTGTTTTTCAAGCGAAAGTTATTAATCGTTCGACTGGTTCTAATCTTGAAAAGCAGATGGGTAAAATAGACATCTATTTCAGAAATACAGCAGGTGAATCAATTGCAAAACTAACATTAAAAGATGATAGTCCAGTTGCCTATCTAAATAATGCCCAAGCGGGATTGGGTTATTACGGTAGAAGAGAAATTATTTTTGATCGTAAAGTAAAGAATCTCAATGATTTTGATGGATTGATTCGCATGAGACGTGAAGGAAATGCTATAAATGTCTATTTTGGTCAAATCAGAAAAGGAAAAGAAGAATGGTCAACTGCCACAAGAATCATTGATGCAAAAGGGTTATTTACTGACAAAATAGCATCTATTGTTGTTGCACTTTCGGTTCATGGAACAAGTCCTGCAAGCACAATGTACATTGAGGATTTGAAACTTTGGAAAATAAATCAATTAGATGAGGATACGAACGTTGACCAAGTGTTTCATGCGGGTGATGTTCTTACAATCGACATGGAAAAGGGAAGTATATATTTGAATAGTGTAAACGCCATTAAATATATGGTTCCTGGTTCACAATTTTTCGGATTACAACCGGGTACAGAAACAATTGGAGTAATACCAGCTGGTGCTGTTGAAGTTGATATTCAGTATGACAGCAGGTATTTGTAGGTGGTGACAGCATGGGTAATAATATGATTTATATCATTGACTTTGATGGGAAAGTGCAGGGAGTTTTATCGAATGACCTCCCTTCTTCTATACCTTTTTGGGAAGATATGTATGTAGAAAATATCGAAGATGCACAATCAACTTATGAGTTTAAATGTCCAGCTGATGGAACGGAATCTATCAAAGTTGAAAATTATGTAGCCATCCAAGATTTGGATGGTCAGTTAGTGTTGTTTAAAATACGAGAAATTCAGACATTTCGAGACTCGGACGGAAAA